ACATACTCGCGGGTACAATTGAATTGTTCGGCAACAGCAGTGAAGTTCATTTCAGGGTTGGCCATGAGATAGCCAAGGATTTTGAAAGCCCGCCCCCCATTGGACATTCGCCTCTTGGTAGTCTTCTTGCGCTTGGCCCGAATACCAGTCCGCTTCAACGCCGAAGCCATGGCATGGTAGCTTGATCCGTGTTTTACGGCTAGTTCGCCAATGGTGATTTCGGGGTTTTCCTGAATTTCAGTAGGTAGAGTAGATGTGTTGATCATATAATTATGTATTGACATTACACAGTAGCTGGGCTTTACTTGCCGTCAAATATTAATATTTCGGGGGCGTGGAGACTTTCGTTTCTGCGCCCTCTGTGGTTTACGGGCTTTCCTCTGTTCTTTGTGGAACAATTTGTGGCAGAGCTTGCAGAGGCAGATCAGATCATCCAGATGGTTGAGTTCGTCCCCTCGGTGTTCGTAGGTGCGGTGGTGGGCTTGGAGAGCTAGAGGGCTATTGCAAACCCCACACCTCCACCCGAACCGCTTCTTCACAAGTCGGCTTACTTCTTTCCAATAAGGCGTTCTCAAGTAGGATCTATAGGATTCTTTATCCATAGAAACATATTACTCTCTTGTTGACACTCTACAACACTGGCGTTACTCTGCGTTGATCCTTGCATCTGGGTGCGGTTCCGTTTGCGGTGTCTTATCGTTGACTTGTTATTCGGGGCCGCACCCTCTTTTTTGATTGACTCTTGTTTGAACGTTTTGTAGGGTCGCGGTGTCAACGACATGACAGGCACCGCAAAGTGGGCGTGAAATATGCCACTAAACCCCGTAACGAGGTATGCAAGGATAAAACCGCCGCACTTACGGATACAGCCATCCGTCCCATAGCCTGAACACATTGCGGCGTGGGAATCTCTGGTTTTTGAAAGAAAAAGATATAAGTATTTCTTTCAAGCCTGACACATAAAATATACAAAAATTGTGTCAGCCAACAGAGTAAGCGCGAGGGATAATACCCTCGGAGGTCGATTGCGGTTGTTTGAAGGTCTACTAGCGGCTTCGGAGCCTAGATCGCAATCTGTGGAATAAAGCGGAGGACTCACTCATAGGAATGAGAATCCAATTTTGACTATGCCTTTGCCCCTGCGGGGGCGAGGTGTAGTCAATCGGTCGGATCTAGCTCAAGGAATTATTAATCCAATGACGGCGGCGTTCGGGGTTCAAGCGAAAGAGAGCCGCTATATAGGCGGGCGCACGGCTTTAGCCCGCCGAATACCCCCCAAAAAAAATATTGAACGCCCCGAAGGGGATGTGGTCTATTACTCCATGAAAAATTTACGGGGGAGAATAGGTTCGACGCGCCTTTTTATGCGCGGACTCGGCTGCAATGCCGACTCCTCCAACTTTGGGTGCGAACTGCGTAGCGGGCCGCACTCTGCTGGGCAGTGCTGCCACATAAATGATATCCGTAATGGGAGGTCATTACTGAAAAGGACTGGAGGCTCTATTCTTGTCCGTTCCCAGCAACTATATTTTAGCAGGAGCAGGATGGGCAGTCTTGTTCCCAATGCTCATGCGAGGGATGCAGCCGTGGCCCAGCGTCTGCATTCCGCTACTTTTGGAGGTGGGGAGACCCAGCATGAAAATGCGAAAGCTTCAAAGGTCGGGGGGCCAATGAAGTCCGCGCCACCCTGCCTCCAATCTCTTTTATGAAAAAACTACTACTGTTATTAACACTAGCTACAAATATTCAGGCACAAGACGGTAGCTTTTCGGGTACAGTCTTTGATTTGGATTCGGGCCGCATTCAAGTTATCAACGGATCTGTTGATTCCCCACAACCAAAGGATACCCTTCTTCAGACCATGAGGCGGATTAATGCAGAGTTAAAAGAATCAAACGACCGTTTAAGCGCGGAGATTGCGGCAAGCCATCAGCTTGAAGAACTTCGCCGTCAGACAAGACTCCTTCAACAGATTGCCGACAAATGAGCAATTATCTCAACGTCAATATACCTACCTTCTTTGCCTTTGTAGACGAGGGATTCTTTTATGATTTGGAACCCAACGTCAATCGCGAAAGGCAGCTAGTCGAAGTATTTGCTTATACGTCAATACCACAACGTTGCGGGATGTTTAATGTGATGACCGAATACGGGAGTCAACACGCCAGAGTCCCGATCCACTATCTCCACACTGATGATGTTGGAGGGACGTTTTATCCGTTAGACTGGATACAACTCTGGGACTCTATGAGCTACTATTGCTCGGTTAACATATTGGACTACTGCAAGAATCGTGCGGCAAACATCATGCTCAAGAACAAATCTTTTGAGGCGGCTAAGTATATGTTCACCTTGGACTGGTGTTTCGGGCCTCAATATACTAGCGGATACGGAGAAATGGCTGCTGGTCACAAGTGTGGTCATGTATTTGAGGGCGATGGGCAATATTTTATCCAACCCAATAATCGTGTGCTGTGGATGGATGGAGGATCGTTTATCGCCAAGAAGTTTCCAATTAAGCCAGATTGGAAAGTATTCAGCCAAGAGTTCAGTTGCGAGCATGTCGGAAGCCGATGGGTCAGCGAAAGCGAGGAGGAACTATGGTTCTACGATTTCAAAGAGCAGGGATAGTTTTAGCACTACTTATTGCAAGTGGTTGTGTTTCCTATCCAAGACCCTATCCATGGAACTTCCCACCAGAAGAGGAGTGGAACCAGCCTTTTGAAACAAGTTGGCAAAACGCCGTGGATACCTATCGAAGACTTACTTCTCCGAAGGGGAGGGTCTGGGATCCCCTGATGCAAAACTATCAGCAAGACCTATCTTATGGGCGTCGATAATCCATCCAGCTTTGCGGGCCTCCTTGCCGTTGGCGTGGAGCCAATCGTGACACTGGCGGCAAAGAGCCGCGAAGTATTCATAACGGCACAGCCATTGACCAACCCTGCCAGCCTTGTGGTGGAGATCGGTTGCTTTTTTACTCTTGCAGCGTTCACACTGTGGGTGGAGGGCAAGGTACGCCTTTTTCTCCTTTGCATACTGATTGTATTCACCTTGGCGTTTTTTCGATGCAGCCCGCAACCAGTTGCCGCGCTTTAAGGGAGTTTTTGAACGAAGTGGAGTTTTTCTTGTCATACCTACTATGATTACTTGGAACGATTACAACCAGATGAAGCCCGATACAGAGGGAATCTATCTTATCAAAAACGACGAGTCAAATCCTCCTTTGAGGTGGGCCTGCCACTACCATCCCCACCATGGATGGAGCGGTATTGGACATATCCTTGAGCGCGTGATTAAGTACTGGAGTCCATGGCCCGATTCAAAGTAGTTTTAACGGTCATCAATGAAGACTCTGTCACCCCATTCGTGGCTGGCCCAAGATTTCGTAGAGGAACTCCCATGCCGATGGAAATACTCTACTCTGAACGTGGCGGTTATTTCTTTGACCCAGAATCAGAAGTCGAGATGGCCAGAACATGCGCTGAACAGTTTGCCAAATACATCAACCAATCAGAGAAAAAAAAGAAAAAATGAGCGAAAGTAATAAAACTTACATTGTGTGCCACGGAGAGAAAGTTGTGGAGCTTCACAAACACGGACTCAGCAAGGAAGAAGCTGAGATGGAAGCCCACAAACTTATGGGACAAGGATACAAAAATGTGCGAGTGCGTCTGGAGGATCCCGTCCATCCGACTTGGCCGCTCAACTTTGACGCACAATGAACATTGTTTTCACATACCACAATGGGGACGCCGAATTGGCCATGGAGTCAGCTAAGGCTATTACAGCCATGGGACTCAATATGCGTCACAAAGCCTATGTCTGTACCAAACAAGGCACTAAAGATTGCAACGCCATCATCCAAGAACTGAAAAAGTCTTTTCAAGAAGTGGATCAGATGTTTGTCCAAGACGGGTTTGACGGATGGCCGCTTGGCCCGAACCAAATGTTTGCTGATGCGGCTGCTGCCATGTACGCCACTGGCGTACCATTTTATTTCTGGGAGCCAGATTGTGTTCCGATGAAAGAAGGGTGGGTGGATGACTTGGACACCCAATACCACAAAAGACTTGGCATCATGGGCCACAAATATGAAGGAGGCATGGCGTCCAATGGGAAAAATATCTACAAGATGATTGTGGGCAGCGCCGTCTATCCCCCTAACTTCTTAGACTTTTGCCCATCCGCACAGTCCTTGTCCACTTACAACTTGGCTTACAAGAATGCAGGAACGATCCCAGAACCTTGGGACGTTCGTTGCCGCTGGGACTTTATGGCCATTGGTTACAATACTCCGCTTATCCGCACTTATTGGAAAAGTGTCAACTACCAGTGGAAGGACGGGAAGATTGTTTTCTACGCCGAAGACCCCGAAGCCCAAGCAGTTCAAGGAGTCACTTGCCCAGACCGAATTATCTCCAGCCAAGCCGTTGTCATCCACGGATGTAAAGACGGATCTCTCCATAAAATGGCGCAAGAGAGATTTCCAATGCCGTCAGATTCCACGGGATTAAATACCCCATCGAATTCGATGGGTTTAGAAGTCACAGATGGCGACTTAGCGCCCTACCCAATCCAAGTCCTATGCGAGGCCGTTGGTGTGACTACGAAGGAAAAAAGATTGCGGGCGGTCAAGCAAGCCCCGCTCAAAAAAGCGAAAAAAAAGCGGGTTATCTCTGAAGAAGAGCGCGAACGCCGCAGGCAATCTATGTTGGTGATTTTGCAAAGAAAGCGTGAACGAAAGGCCCAATCGGCTGTCTAACGCTTCCTATGCACGAAGTCATTCACGAACCATCGGCTGAAACAGCAATCCTTTCCTGCCTCTGTCATGCACCGACAGAGGATCAACGCGAGATTCTTTTATCAATCAAGGAGGATCATTTTTACCTACAGGAGAACAAGATCATCTTTCGGGCGATCATGCGCTGTATTGCCAAGGGGATGCAGGCCGACATCATCAATGTCAAAGGAGAGATCGAAGCTGCCAACGAATACGATATCGTTGGGGGTGAGCAAAAGATTGCCGAAGTGGCAACTTCGTGTGTAGCCCACAATAACTGGAAACGCTATTATCCCAAGCTGGAGGAAGCCCGATACAGAAGATCATTGGAATACTTAGCCAACGATATGGTTCACAAGGCCAGAGACCGCGAACTAAAGATCGAAGAACTCAAGAACTGGTCTGAAACCACAGTGATGCGGGCTGACTACGAGATCGATGACGGCAACAAGCTTTCTATCGTCAATGCCCTAGACCGCGCTGCTCAGAATATCGAATCTACAATTGCTGGAAAACCATGTATTGGCATTCGCACAGGGATAACCCCATTGGACGATTTGCTAATGTTTGGCTTGCGCGGAGGAGATATGGTTGTCTTGGCGGCAAGACCAGCAGTAGGCAAGACAGCAAGCGCCCTACAGATTGCTGAAAACGTAGCCCTTAACCAGAAGAAGCGGGTGCTTATTTTCTCATTGGAGATGACAAGCGTTGCTTTGATGGAACGCATGATCCGCTCGCGGGCGCGTGTGGGTGCTGCCGATATTCTCTCTGGTCGAGTAACCCCGCATCAAAAGCAATCTCTAGGACGGGCTGTTCAAGAAATCCAAGGATCGGAGATTATTTGTGATGATAGCTCGGCAAAGTCTATCGGCTATCTCAAGGCTGTAGCCCGCCGCGCCCACCAAAGAACACCCCTAGACCTCATCATCATTGACTACCTTCAATTGGTCAAAGGCGACAGCAAGCGCGGTAAAGACAATCGCGTGTGTGAAGTTGAGGAGATTAGCGGGGGCATCAAAGATATGGCAAAGACTTTAAAAGTACCAGTTTTGGTACTGGCTCAACTTAATCGCGATCCCGACAAGCGCGGAGGACGCCCAAGCCTTTCAGATCTCAAGGGTTCTGGAGCTATTGAACAAGACTCTGATATTGTTATCATGCTCCATAGTGAAGAATCCCAAGATCACGGACAAATGCCCACCATGGAATTCATTGTTGGCAAGCATCGTGACGGCCCTACTGGTGTGGCCAATATGTATTTCAACAAAGCGATTACTCGCTTTGAGCCTGCTTAGACTTCCAGCAGAAATCTGGGAAGTCCAACCCTTCCCCGCCCTGCACATCAACTGGTAGGTGGACGCTCACAGCGTTATAGCATCCACAAATCCCACAAGCCTTGAGTTGCATGTCGTAAGAAGTTTTTCTGGCTCCTGCAATGTGTGGAAGCATTCCAGCTATACCCTTGCATCCCCAACATCCAGAAGTAGCTATTTGATGGGGACAGGCTGCACAGATTTTGGCCCTGCGCTCTGCCTCTTCTTGGGAAACAAGCTCAAATTTGCCATTGATAGCAAATTGATACATTGCTTTGACCCATCGAACAATTTGCGGAAATCCAAGGGTTTGTTTTTCTTGGGTACACGGGACGCAGTTGGAATCGCCAGCAAGTCTTTCGCAAAGATTGTTTTCTATTTGTGAAACAAAATCTATTGGAGGAGTGATTCCTTTTGAGATTAGAAGTTTCTCACAGTTGTTAACCATGTCACTCCAGTCTCCTCCACGAACTGGTTCATTGATAACTGGACAATTAACCAACCAGCCGCCTGCTGGAACACTGCTCTTTTTTTGATAGCAAAATCTTGGACTATTCATTGAC